TTTTTCAACCACTCCGAAAGGACGACATCATGCAAGCAGTCACTCTCTCTGAGCTCATCGCAGCTCGCATCGCCGCCAAGCGGATCGAAGACGAGGCCATCGCCGAGCGCCGCGCCGTCGACAAGGCAATCGCCGACATGCTGAAGGACCCGGCCAAGCCCGAGGGCTCCATCAGCCAGCGCACCGAAGGCTGCAAGGTCACTGTGACCTACAAGATCGACCGCAAGGTCGACGCCGCCGCCCTGACCAAGGGCTGGGACAAGTTGTCCGGCGGCGCCCAGGCCGCCTTCAAGTGGAAGCCCGAGGTCTCCGTCTCTGAGCTGCGCAAGCTCGAGGCTGCCGACGCTGCCGCCGCTGCCGTGTTCATCACCAGCAAGGAAGCCAGCCCCTCGATCACGATCGAAGCGGTCTAACTTCAGCCCCACCCGGGCAGCGCTAGCTGCCCATTTTTTCAACTGCCTGGAGACGACATGGCAATCACCCTCACTTCCACCAAAGACAGCGCCGCGCTCAACGGCCTGAAGTTCCTGGTCCACGGCCCCGCGGGCGCCGGCAAGACTTCGCTCTGCGCCACCACTGGCGAGCCCACCGTGATCATCAGCGCCGAGTCCGGCCTGCTGTCACTGCGTGGCGTCGACATCCCGGTCATCGAGGTCAAGACCCTCGACCAGCTTTACGAGGCCTACGACTTCGTGACCAACACCGAGCAGGGCCAGGCCTTCAAGTGGGTCTGCCTGGACTCCATCTCGGAGATCGCCGAGGTGGTGCTCAACCACGAGAAGAAGGTCGCGAAGGATCCGCGCCAGGCCTACGGCGCGCTGGCCGAGAAGATGACGGATCTGATCCGCGCCTTCCGCGACCTGCCCGGCCGCAACGTGTACTTCTCATGCAAGCAGGAGCGCGCCAAGGACGAGCAGTCGGGCGCGATGCTGTACTACCCCGCCATGCCCGGCAACATGCTCAAGCAGGGCGTCGGGTATTTCTTCGACTTCGTGTTCGCCATGCGCATTGAGAAGGATGCGGACGGCAACCCGACACGCTGGCTGCAGACCAGCCGCGACTACAACTACGAGGCCAAGGACCGCTCTGGCAGCCTCGAGATGTTCGAGTCCCCCGACCTGTCGGCAATCGCTGCCAAGGTCATTTCCACCACCGCCAAGTAACTCCTGAAAGGACACCCATCATGGCGCAATTTGAGTTCAACACCGACAGCGTTGAGAAGCGCGAGAACAGCTACGAGCTGCTGCCCGCAGGCTGGTACACCGCACAGGTCACCGAGTCGGAGATCGTGCCCCTGAAGTCTGGCAACGGCAAGGCCCTGAAGCTCACCATCGAGGTGCTGCAGGACGGCTACCGCGGCCGCAAGGTGTGGGCCCGACTGAACGTGCGGCACACCAACCAGCAGGCCGAGAGCATCGCTCAGCAGCAACTGCGCGAGCTCTGCGAATCCATCGGCTTGGCCCGCTTCAACGACACGGTCGAGCTGCACAACAAGCCGATGCAGATCAAGGTCAAGGTCCGCAAGGACGAGACCGGCCAGTACGAGGACCAGAACGAGGTCAACGGCTTCAAGCCTGCGGCCGGTGGTGCAGCGCCCATGGCTGCTGCCGCCCCGTCCCGCCCCGCTGCGCCTGCAGCCAACGCACCCGCGGCTGGCGCAGCCGTGCCCCCGTGGCAGAAGCGGGCGGCCTGATCATGAGCAAGATCCCGCCCATCCTGTCGATCAAGATGGTGCCTGCCGGCGTCGAGCTCGTGCTCGCCGCCCTCGGCAAGCTGCCATACGACCAGAGTGCTGGACTGATCGCGGAGATCCGCGGCCAGGCCGAGTACCAGCTCCAAGCCCTGGAGTCTCAACCCCAACCCGCTGAAGAAGGAGAACCGCAGCAATGAGCACCCGTATCTACGCCGTCGAGGGCCCGCAGGGCTTCCACCTCGTGGAGGCCGGCACCAAGGTCGGCGCCCTGCGCCACGTCGCAGAGAAGCACTTCACCGTCTCGGTGGCCAACCAGAAGACCCTGGTGGCCGCCATGAAGGACGGCGTGCAGATCGAGACGGCAGGCGCCGACGAGAGCCAGGCCACGTCCTGATCCGTGTGGGCCCGCAAGGGCCTGCAGCGGTAAGCCCCGAGGCTTACCCCTGCAACGACACGAGGAGTGTCCCCACATGGCCACAGTGCCCGAACCTATACACACGACCGTCGCGACGATCTACCGGTCCTACGAGTCCGACGCAGACGACGGCCACCGCCCGCACCTGGGCGCATCCCTGATCGGCCACACCTGCGAGCGCTACCTGTGGCTGACCTTCCGCTGGGCCGGATCAAAGAAGCATTCAGGCCGCATGCTGCGCCTGTTCAAGGCGGGCCAGGACTTCGAGCCCCGCATCGTGGCCGAGCTGCGCCGCATCGGAGTCGAGGTCCACGAGACCGCGCCCGACGGCAAGCAGTGGCGCGTGTCCGCTGTCGGCGGTCACTTCGGAGGCAGCATGGACGGCGCCGCACGAGGCTTCCCCGAGGCGCCCAAGTCCTGGGCCGTCGTCGAGTTCAAGACGCACAACGCGAAGTCGTTCGCGGCCCTGAAGGATGGCGTGCAGAAGTCCAAGCCGCAGCACTGGGCTCAGATGCAAACCTACATGGGCATGACCGGCATGGCCCGCGCCATGTACATCGCGGAGAACAAGGACACCAGCGAGCTCTATGCTGAATGGGTCCACTTCGACGAGGTCGAGTTCGCCAAGATCATGGCCCGCGCCGAGCGCGTGATCACTGCGGCCGAGCCACCGCTTCGCTGCTCAAACGACCCGAGCTGGTACGTCTGCAAGATGTGCGACTTCCACAGCCTGTGCCACGGCGAGGAGGCGCCAGACGTCAACTGCCGCACCTGCGCGCACAGCACGCCCGTGGTCGATGGCGAGGACGGCGGGTGGGACTGCAAAGAGTTTGGCCAGGTGGGCCTGATCGCCCAGCGCGAGTCGCACCAGTGCAGCACGCACCGCTACATCCCCATCCTGCTCGAGCGCTTCGCGACGCAGAAGGACTATGTCAATGGTGATGTCGTGTACGAGCAAAAGCACGGCACATTCGCCAACGGCCAGGGCGACGGCGCGCTGAGCTCGCTGGAGATCAAGGCCTGCAAGCAGAAGGAGATGCTCGCCGATGCGGCGGCCATGACGGCCGCGCTGCGAGCGCACGGCATCACCACGGCGAGGGTCGTGGCATGAAGCTGCGCGACTACCAGACCCGGGCGCTTGACGAGCTCTGGATGTGGTTCGGCAGGCACGAGGGCGGTAACCCCATCGTCGAGGCCTGCGTCGGTGCCGGCAAGAGCCTGATGATCGCGGCCCTGGCGCAGCGCGCTGACGCCGAACACCCGGGCACCAGGGTGCTGGTGCTGGTCCACCAGAAGGAGCTACTCGAGCAGAACATCGAGAAGCTGCTCAAGATCTGGCCGACCGCTGACGTGGGCCTGTACTCGGCGGCCATCGGCAAGAAGCAGATGGGTCACCAGCTCACCTACGCCACGATCGGCAGCATCTACAAGCAGGCGCACCGCCTCGGCCGCATCGACATCGTGCTGGCCGACGAGTGCCACCTGATCAACCCAAAACAGACTGGGATGTGGCGCACATTCTTGGCTGACCTGACCAAGTACAACCCGCACACCCGCGTGATCGGCTGGACAGGAACCCCATTCCGCGGCAACGGCGTGTGGGCCACGGCCGGAGAAGAGCCACTGTTCACCAACGTCGCCACCAGGGTGACGATGAAGGAACTGCTGGGCTTGAAGTTCCTGTCTCCCCTGGTGCCAGCCCCGACCGTGGCCAGGGTGGACGCACGGGACGTGCGGATGTCGGGCGATGACTACGTCGTCAGCGAGCTGGCCAAGGTCACCGACAGGCCCGGCCTCGTGGAGGCCACCTGCAAGGAGATCGTCGAGCTCGCCCGCGCCCGCAAGCGGTGGCTGGTGTTTGCCGTGACGATCGCCCACGCCGAGCACGTCAGGGACGCGCTACAGCGCCGCGGAGTGGCGGCTGAGGTGGTGAGTTCGGAGACCCCGAAACAAGAGCGTGCAGCCCTGATTGCGGCCTTCCGCGGGGGCAGGATCCGCTGCCTGGTGAACGTGGCCGTGCTGACCACAGGCTTCGACGTCCCGGAGGTGGACTTCATCGCGCTGCTGCGCGCCACCAAGAGCCCGGTGCTGTACGTCCAGATCGCCGGCCGCGGGATGCGGATCGCCGACGGGAAGACCGACTGCCTGTGGGCGGACTTCACCGACACCACGATCGAGATGGGCCCGGTCGACGAGGTCAAGGGCCGCATGCCCAGCACCAAGCGCAAGGGCGAGGCGCCCAGCAAGTTGTGCCCCGAGTGCGGCAGCAAGAACCTGGCGGCCGCGACGCAGTGCGTCGACTGCGGGTTCAAGTTCCCGGAGCCCGAGCGCATCAAGCACGGCATTGAAGCATCAAGCGCGGCGATCCTCAGCCAGCAGCGCAGCTCGTTTGAAGTGGTCACTGTGACCGATGTGCGGTATCGACTGCATCGCAAGCCCGGCAGCGAAAACAGCCTGCTCGTCGAGTACTACGACGTGATGATGTGCGCGGTCCGCGAGTGGGTGTGCCTCAGCCATGACGGCTACGCACGCAAAAAGGCCGAGTCCTGGTGGGAGATGCGAGCCAAGATCGATGCGATACCAGCCGACTCTGAGCAGGCTATTGAGTGGCTGGAGTACGACGACCAGATCTTGCGCAGGCCGGTATCCGTGATCGTCAACCGATCCGGCAAGTACCCGACCATCGTCTCTCATCAGTGGACAGAAGGTGCGGCATCAGTATGACCAAGACCGAACTGAACATCCGCCTCGAGCTTCACGGCCGCGAGCTGAAGAGGCTGCAGTCGATCAGGATCAACTGCCAGAGCTGCGAGTACTACATGAGCAACTACTGCAAGAAGTTCGACGCAACGCCACCGCAAGAGGTGATTGCGAACGGATGCGACGAATGGACCTACGACTTCATCCCCTTCTAAACATGAACGCAAACGACACCCAAGTGGGCGGCGACCACTACCAGCACCAACCCATCCAGCCATGGGACTACATCGCGGCCAACGGCCTGGGCTTCTTCGAGGGCAACGTCGTGAAGTACGTCAGTCGCTGGCGCGACAAGGCCGGCGTGGAGGACCTGCGCAAGGCCAGACACTACCTCGATAAGTTGATCGAGTTGGAGACCAAAGACGCCCATCACCCAGCGGGCCGCATCAATGCTGGGCACAACCCCCGTAAGGATTTTTTGGAGAAAACATGAGCGCCACTTACGCCATCGCCAACGTGCAGCACGCACTGCAGGCGCTGAAGGAGAAGATTCCACCGGAGAGATGGAGCGAGACCCCGCTGCCCGTCATCGCCGCGCCCGGCTGGTGGATGGAGGAGGTCCGCAATGAGCTGGGCGTCGCGCCCGGGTTCGAGCCTGGCGAGATCCACGGCTGCCACGTCACCCGGAACGACAA